CCACCCTAATCACACTCGTTTCATGTGTCGGGCTTGTGGACTTGATCTTAGGAATAACAAGACAGGCTGAAGAAATGTCATCAACTCCAGCTATACTATGGTACCGGGCGTTACTCCGGTTTTATCCGTCTTTTTAGGATGTACAGGTGTGTACAGACGGGTGTTCTCTAGCCGAGCTCAAGAGCTACCTGGTCAAGAACAATTAAACGCCCCTTCAGGGCGTCCCCGTACCCTACCATAGTTCCCAAAATCAAAGCCCGACAAGAAGAAGTTACTTAAACCTAAGAGCAGTTGTCGGAAGGGGACTACTCGCCGCCGTTTGCACTACAGCAAGTGGCCCTCCCTGCTTCTTCTTCGACTCCTCTTCGAATTCCTCGATTGTAACAAACTTCTCACAGTTTCCACTAACAATCCGCCCGGCCTTATGGAGCTCCTCAAATCTGGCCACCGATTCCAACATCGGCGTTAACTTCACGCGTTGCAAGTCGCGAAACTTGCCTACCGACAGCGCAAAGAAATTAAGCAGAGGAGAAACTCCCTTGGTCAGGACAAAGTCAAACTGCGAGCCAGAGAGCGCAGAACCACTCCCGAGTTTTGAGAAATCCGTGAGGATTGGCATGACATACCCCCCCGACGCCGGAACGTAAAACAAATCACGCCGCGACGCACTTGGGAAGGCTGCAGACAACCCACTCTGCACCCAATTGTCGCTTCCAAAGACAACGTCTGATTGCTCAGACGCCTTCACAGTCTGAATGGCAGGCTGGTCCCAAGCAACTCCCGTGCCGCCAGGCAACACAGTAGGGTTTGAAGTCAAGGCCGTCACCAGTTGCCACACTCCAGTAGGAACCTTAAAGCCGTAAAACGTACCATCAGACAGCGCGCCCGCAGGCACCCTGCCCGCGATCACGTAGTCCAACGCCCCTTTCAGGACGTTTTGGGTCCAGCCCGTTGCGGTTCCCGCCATTACATTATTGAACGCAGAATACGTCGTGGGTAAGACTGAACTCCCCCCCGGCGTGACCTGCAAATGCAGCGTGGCATCCGTATCACCCAATGAAGGGATCCACAGATTCAAATCATACTCAATTTCGAGAAAGAAGCTAAACGTGCCAACAGGCGCAGAAGCAGACCAGAGATAAATCTGCCCCTGATTGGTGAGTCTTTCATCACCAGTTGACGAAGCATTCACAAAGAAGTCCGTCATCGGTTCCATCATCGGACACCTCAATTCCAAAGGCATCCATTCCTGCGACACCACTGACCCTGCCATCGCCATAAACTGCCGTATTCCAACAGTCGTAGGCGGCGGTGTAAGGTCCGACGGATCGTGATCGTAGGACAGGCCATACCCCCCAGCAGACGAAGTCCCCTGCAAGGGAATAGCTCTTATAATGAAGTTGTTGAACCGGTACTTCTCATAAAGCTCCGCCAAAGCCGCAAGGCGCGTGCCTTGGAAGGTGGTCGGATTCATGGGTTGGTTCGAGATAGTCGTTCCCGCTGCCGGGTTCGTCACTGCAACTGAATCACAGAAATCTCGCCCACGCACCCGCACACCTTGTCCCCCACTGCCAGGCAATGCGGAGACATTGAAATAGGTTTTAGAAACAGTGCCGATGGCCGCCGGCGGCATGACTGCCTTCTCACGGCCTTTCCGGTCCTTCATAGGAACCGACACCTTCAACTTCGCCTTTTCCTTGTGTGCCTTCACTTCGGCACGTCGCGCCTTCTTCGCAGCTTTCTTAGCCTGCTTGGCCTCGTGCTGCTCCTTGGTCAAAGGTCCCTCCTTCTTTCCTTTCTTGCCAGCCATGTGCTCTACAAAGTCGTTGACGAATTTTATCGGGTTGCGCAATTAAGACCTGCGCCCGACTACAAAGTCCGCCCGAATACTTCGGCCTCATCACGGTGGGTAGCCGCGGGGCTTAAATACTCAGGCATTCAATAGCTTGGAAGAGCTCACACTCCCCATAGCTTCTCCGTCTCCACCTCCGTCGACGCACACGTCAAGGCAAGTTGCCAATCAGGATCATCTTTTAACAAACGTGAATATTGAGCCATGAGCCGTTCGATATGCACCTTAACTTTAGAACGCATTTCAACATTCCAATACACCTCACGATAGATAGCCCACGATCTAACTAAAGACATAGCAGGCACATCATGCTTCGTCGCCTTCAACCAAGAAGACAACATCTTATGCGATGTTGGCACAGGCACGTACATTCCAGCGCGAATCACGCTGTAATTGCTCAAATAGGGAACATTCATTGCATGGCGGGGTGGAGCAAAATCGGTGGTCCAATCCACTCCATAATCAGCCTTAAGGACAGCGCACACATTCGTAATGTTGAACCGCTCAACCACCTCATCAGAACTACTGAATGCAACGTCGTCGCCAGTGATGTCAAAAGCACAATGCTTTCGCATGTACTCCCTGTTGTCACCGACTAGCTTTATCCAGGCGTAGTAAAACTCCTCACGAGTTTGCCACGTATTTATCTGAATCGTTTTGGGGTCGCCTGATTTATTCCCTCCAGTTACATACCACACAAATCCGTCTGGGTCAACCACTAAGGAAAAAGTCCTGCTTCGCAGCAGCGTTGTAAACCTTTTGAAGTTGGCCAATGTCTGATCAGCCGCCGGCAAAAACCTCCACTCTTGGACTGACCACCATGCTACCGCCTCCGGGGCAATGCTGCCATCACGCCCGTCGACGTCAGCTCCGAAGCAGTTGGGGTGTCTAGCCAGTTTCCTAATTAAAGAATCCCAGCCACCATCAAACTTGTTGAAACCAATACCGTGGTTCAATTCACGATGCGCGTCAATCCACGCCTCGTAACCCCGGCCGAACAAACGGCGCGAGACATAAACCATTTCTTTAGAGGACGCAACAAAGGTCCTCACTTTTCTATCTGCAAGTTTTTCCACTGAACGCATCTCTTCCTTCTCCGAGTTGGCCCACAAATAACAGTAACTACTGTCCATAGCAAGCGTTTCCCAGAGCCCTTCAAGATGGTCAGGGTGTTTCTCCAACCAATCCCGGGTGTTAAGAGCGACCCTATTGAAAGGGACGCCCGGCGACTTTCGCGGATCAAGTTGTCCTTGGGCAGTCTCGTGAGACGAAACTCCCCGGTCCATCAGATAAGGCTTCTCATCATCATAGACCCATTGACGAGCCAGA